ATAGAAGAGAGTATGCAAAAATTTAAAGATATATTTGAAGGCAATAATAGCGCTTACGGACAATTAATATTATCAGGAGAAACTACAGACAAAGGTAAAGCTGTTGGTAAAGCATTTATTAAAAGAGAACCAATACCAGATCATTTTTGGCAAGACCACATAGACGGAAAAGACCCTGCTCTAGGTGTAATACCTATTAACGAAAACAATGAATGTCGTTGGGGTTGTATTGATGTTGATCAATACAATCTCGACCACATGGCTATCATGAGAAACATAAAAGGACTAGGGTTTCCTTTAGTTACCTTTAGATCTAAGTCTGGTGGCGCACATTTGTTTCTATTTACAAAAGAATTTATACCTGCATCGTTGATGCAATCAAAACTAAAAGCTATGTCTGATGCGTTAGGTTTTGGTGGTAGTGAGATATTTCCTAAACAGACAGAGATACTCGTGGAGCGTGGAGATACAGGAAACTTTTTAAACTTACCATATCATGGAGACACATTAGGTTTTAGGTATACATTTCTAGAAAATGGAGAAGAAGCTAGTCTAGAAGAGTTTTATAAAATCTATGACGACTCAGTACAGACTAAAGCGCAAATAGAATCTATTGTAGTAAAAGGCAAGGTTGTAAAAGAAGAAGCATTTAAAGATGGGCCACCATGTTTAAATAAATTAGCAGACGAAGGTTTTGGTGAAGGCTCACGTAATAATGCATTATTTAATGTAGCTGTATACCATAAACAGGCTAACCCAGATAACTGGGAAGATAAAGTTATGGAGGATAATACTAAGTGGATGAATCCACCCTTAAACTATAAGGAAGTACAGGCACTGTTAGCATCAGTAAACAAAAGAGGTTATGATAAATATAGATGTAAAGATCAACCTATTTGTGGAGCGTGCAATGCTGCTAAATGTAGAACTAAAAGATTTGGTGTTGGGTTTGAGGAAGAGCAGATGCCGGAGATGGATACATTAAGTAAGATAGCATCTAACCCACCGCAATGGTTTTTAAATGTAGATGGCAAAAGAATAGAACTTAAGACAGAACAATTACATAATGCTAATTTATTTGCACTGGCTTTATTGGACCAAGCTAATATTATATCTCCTATACCCAAAGCAAAAGACTGGAGAGAGATTTATTTAAAACAACTTATGTTAAATCTAGAAGAGATAGAGCCTTTAGAATCATTAAACAGCAACGAGCAGTTAGAAAATTTATTGTATGACTTTACAGTGCATAGAGCACAAGCAAGAACTAAGGAAGACATATTGAATAAAGCAGCGTGGACCGATGATGATAAGAAGATAACATTATTTAAGATGGATGATTTCTTTGCATTTGCGAAACGTAATAACTGGGAGATGGATAAAACTAAAACAGGTAATTTATTAAAGCAATTAAAAGATATATTTGTAGAAGAGGTCAGATTAAAGATTAAAAACCAGACTCCTCGTCTTGTAAAAATAAAAGCTATGAAGAGATATGAACCGGATGTTTCTCAAAAGCCATACGAAGAAGAGGTACCTTTCTAATGAAAGAATTAATACTAGGTCCTCCAGGCACAGGTAAAACAACTGAGCTTTTAAACATAGTTAAAAAACATTTAGATGAGGCTGTTGATCCTAGGGACATAGGTTATTTTTCTTTTACAAAAAAGGCGGCTATTGAAGCTAAAAGCAGAGCTATTGAAAAGTTTCCAATGTATACTGAAGAAGATTTTCCTTATTTTAGGACTTTACATTCATTAGCATTTAATCAGCTACATTTAAAGAAAACACAAGTAATGCAAAAAGCTAATTATAAAGAGTTTGGAAGAAACTGCGGCATACCCTTAGATATAAAAACTGCCTATAATAGTGAAGAAGATGGAACATTTACTACTGACAATGAATACCTAAGATTGATAGATAAATCGAGAGCAATGAACATACCGCTGCTAGATCTATACGACAAGAATACACATTATATGGACATAGAAAGAGATAAGCTTTATCTTATAGATAGAGAACTAAAAAGATATAAGGAAGAAACAGGGTTATTGGATTATGGAGATATGTTACAGAGGTTTGTGGAGTCGGATATGGCTCCAAGATTTACTGTCTTGTTCATCGATGAGGCCCAGGATTTATCTCCACTCCAATGGAAGTTGGTGCGAAACCTCTGGGAAAGATCTACTAATACTCACATCGCAGGCGATGATGATCAGGCTATATTCAGATGGGCAGGAGCCGATGTGGATACTTTCCTCAGGCTTTACAAAGAAGTTGACAATATCCGTGTTTTAAAAAAGTCTTATAGAGTGCCTCCTTTAATTCATGAAGTTGCGCAAGGCGTTATAGGTAGAATAGAAAACAGATACGAAAAAGAATATCAACCTTGTTTTGAACGAGAGTATGAAAATGGTGTAATGACTAAGATAACAGGAAACAGACAACGTCATTCTAATATTCAACAAGTAGATATGTCAAAAGGGAACTGGTTAGTGTTGGCTAGTACTAATTATCTTTTAGAAGATGCGGAAGAGCTTTGTAAAGAAAGAGGTTGGTACTATTCTAAAAAAGGCAATAACTCTTTACCTTTAAAACTATTGAAAGCAATTCAAGACTGGGAAAAGTTTAGACTAGGTGAAACTACTTTAAACTCTAAGGATATAAAAGATATCTATAGCTACCTAGGAGAGAGTGTCGCTAGGGGGTATAAGACTGGAACAACTTTAAAAGAAGATTCATACTATAATCATGAAACGTGCACCGCGGATCACGGATTGTTAACGGGTAAAGTTTGGTATGATGCTTTTAAAAAATTAGACCCATTCACAGAAATTTATGTAAGAAACATGTTGGCAAACAATGAAAAGATTACCAAGGCGCCACGAATAAGTATGTCAACTATACATGGTGCAAAGGGAGGCGAGTGTGATAATGTTTTATTGTTTACGGACATATCAAAAATAGCCAAAGAACAACACGACAGAAACCCGGACGAGTTACATAGACTTTTTTATGTTGGCATTACTAGAGCAAGAGAAAATCTACATGTATTAGAACCAAAATACTATGAGAGAGGTTATCCAATATGAAAAAACCAACAGCAAACAGGTTAAGTGAAGAAACAAAAAAATTAGTTTTACGTCTTTTTAAAGAAGGCATGAAACAAAGAGATATTTGTGAAAAATTTAATCTTGGTAAGTCTACTATAAATTACATAGTAAGACCAAAAACAAGAGAAAGAACAAAAGAAAGACAGCAAAAACGTAGAACTGTTTTTATAAGAAAGATAAATTCTTTTTTTGACAGACAGAAAAAGAAAATTAAAGACCCACGTAAAATGTGGAAAAGACCAGAAAGAAGATTTAAAAACAAAGTGCGTTCTATTTTTAGGGACGCAAATGATTCATCGAAAGGACTAGACATGAAAACAAGAGAACAACAGGTTAGAGATTTTCTTTGGCCGTTAAATGAAAAAGACAAATATGGGAACGAGTTTCCTTATACAGTTTGCAGCTTTACAGGTAAAACAGTATCTGTCATGGCATCTGATGGAGAAGTTGATGCTATGAGTTTTGATCACATCGTTGCTGTTTCAAAAGGAGGCGCTAACAGTTTAACTAATATACAACCTTTATCTCAAAGAGTTAATGAGATGAAAAAAAATGACACCAATGAAGAGTTTTTTTCAAGAGTAAGAGATGTAGTAGAGGGGCCAGCTTATAAAGAATGGTTAAGTAAAAGATGAAATCATCAAAAAAACACGATCCAGTAAATTTTCCTTCACATTATAACAAAGGCGGCATTGGTTGCATTGATGCAATTAAGTCTTGCCAAGGAGATGGTTTTAAATATTATCTACAGGGCTCAGCTATAAAGTATATTTGGCGCCATGAGCACAAAGGCAAACCGGTGGAAGATTTAGAAAAAGCCATTTGGTTTTTAAATAAATTGAAAGAAGAATATAATGGCTAAAAGACCACCACCCATTTACAAACCTTTGCAAACACCAATCTTTAGTCCAGAAACTGATTGGGTTGTACCTAATCTGTTAGGCGTAGATTTATCATCTGCTAAAGAAATAGCTATCGACTTAGAAACATGTGATCCTAATCTAATACAATTAGGTTCGGGTGCTGTTTTTGGGGATGGAGAAGTTGTTGGTATTGCGATTGCAGTAGACGGCTGGAAAGCTTATCTGCCTTTTGCACACGAAGGCGGCAAAGGTTGTTTAGGAAAAAAGACTGTATTAAAATGGTTTCAAACAGTTTTAGATTTACCTGCAGATAAAATATTTCATAATGCAATGTATGATGTGTCTTGGATACGTGCGATGGGTTTAAAAATTAATGGTCGTATTATAGATACTATGATTGCAGCGTCTTTAGTGGATGAGAATAGATTTCGTTATTCACTTGATTCAGTTGCAAAAGATTACGCAGGCATAAGAAAGAATGAAGCTCTCTTAAGAGAAGCAGCTAAAGAGTGGGGTGTTGATCCTAAGGCAGAAATGTGGCGACTACCTGCTCCATTTGTTGGGGAGTATGCGGAAAGAGATGCGGAGGCAACTTTAAAACTATGGCATGCGCTAAAAGTAAAACTAGATGAAGAACAATTATGGAATATTTTTAATTTAGAAACAGATTTATTTCCATGTCTAGTAGATATGAGATTTAAAGGTGTGAGAGTTGATGCGGAT